GGAGCGAACACTGCGCACCAGGCAGATGATCGTCAGGGCCAATGCGTCTTTTGATGCGCAATATGGCGCTGTGCCAAGTGACTTCTTGGAGACCAAATCCCTCAAGCTCACAAGCACAAACCCTGAGACACCATTGCAGTTTTTGAGCATTGATGCGCTTGACAATGAAATGACCAAGTACACGGCCAGCGGCAAGCCCAAATTCTTTGGTGTGGTCGGTGGCCAATTCCGAATTGTCCCGACACCAGACAGTAACTACACGACCGAGCTGACCTATTACGCAAAGTTGACAAAGTTATCAAGCAGTGTCTCAAGCAATTGGCTTTTGGCATCAAACCCCGACATTTATCTGTATGGAGCATTGCTCCAGGCTGCACCATACTTGCAAGATGATGCGAGAATCCAGACATGGGCAACACTCTATGAGCGCGCCTTGAACGATTCACAAACTGCCGATGATCGAAGTGCATCTTCTGGTGGTGCATTGCTAACCCGTGCAAAGACTTTTGGATAAGGACTGTATATGTCATCTTTTACCGACTACACCGAAAACCTAGTATTGACTTGGGTTTTCACAACTGGTTCAGCAACGCGACCCACAGCCTGGTATGTTGGCCTTTTCACGGCTGCACCAAGCGACACGGGTGGCGGCACTGAGGTCTCTGGCAATGGCTATGCTCGCGTGGTCACTGGCACGATCTCCGGCTCTGGCACGGCCACAACATTCACCAATGCAGCGGCCATCGAGTTTGCAGCTGCTTCTGGTGGAAACTGGGGATCAGTCGGCTGGGCCGGCATTTTTGATGCGTCTACGGGTGGAAACCTTTTAGCCTGGGCTCCTTTGACTACGGCACGCACAATCAATTCTGGCGATGTCTTGCGCATTCCAGCCTCTTCATTGAGCATCACTTTGGCTTGATATGGCAGCCTATGGATCGGGGAATTTTGGTGCTGGCCAATACTCTGATCCGAGGGTAGGTTACGGCTACGGGTCATACGGCAAGGGCAATTACTCCAAAGGCACGTTTGAGCCGGCTGTAAACATTACAGCCACATCCACCATGGCCATGTCGGCCACAGTGGTCTCCAATGCCCAGTTTGAGATTTACGCCCAGTCCACCATGTCGGTGGCAGCCACCAGATTTGCATTTGCTGAAGTCTTAATATCTGACACAAGCACAGTCTCAATTGGCGCAAATGTCATCATTGATGCATCACTGGCCATCACTGGCACAAGCACCATGGCCGTGGAGGCCAATAGGTTAACAACTGCATCAGCTGCCATCAGCGACACATCTACCATGGCTGTGGATGGTGTCAGATATGCGATAGGTGCAGCCGCCATTAGCGACACCAGCACAGTCTCTGTTGCGGCCACCAGGGTGGCATTTGGCGCATTTGACATTGTTGATACATCAACCCTGGCAGTGTCCACCACCATCATTGGCAATAGTGGCATGGTCATTGTGGCCACCAGCGTCATGGCGGTGGATGCGCAGCGCAGGCAGTCTGCCCAAATTCTCTTCATTGCAGTGTCATCCATGGCGGTCAATGCAAGACTAAAATGGGAACAAGAAAACGATACGGCAGAAAGCTGGTCTGGAATATCTGATAATTCAGAAACTTGGACCCCAATCTCTGACGCATCAGAAACATGGACTGCAATTAGTGATTCAAGTGAAACTTGGACTCCAATTGCTGATAATAGTGAATCTTGGCAAATTGCCGCATGAGGTGAAAAATGGCTGATACAACCACCACGAATCTATTGCTGACTAAACCCGAAGTCGGTGCATCTACCGACACCTGGGGAACGAAGATCAATACAGACTTAGACTCTATTGACGCATTGTTTGACACCGGCCCAGTGCTAAAAGTCACAAAAGGTGGCACTGGTGGCGCTACTGCATCAGCTGCCAGGACAGCACTTGGCTTGGCCATTGGCACTGATGTGCTGGCCTATGATTCCAACCTGCAGAGCTTTGTCACGGCATTCACATTGCCCACAGCTGACAGCACGGCCAATTATGTTTTGAAGACAAACGGCTCTGGCACATTAGGTTTTGCAGCTGCTGCCACTGGTGATGTCACTTTGACAGGGACACAGACCCTGACAAATAAAACAATTAGTGGTGCAGACAATACACTCACAGTTGATGGAACTAATGCAGTTGGCTTTAGAAATATTCCAGTTAACAGTCAAAGCGCAGCATACACAGCAGTATTGGCAGACTCAGGCAAGGTGATTTTTCACCCATCAACTGATGCCAATGCCAGAACATTTACGATTGATTCAAATGCAAATGTGGCTTATCCAGTAGGCACTGCCTTGACATTTATAAACATGACAAGCCAAGTGGTGACAATTGCAATTACCACAGACACAATGTATTTGTCTCCTGCTGGTACAACTGGCTCACGAAGTCTTGCTCAGTATGGTTCTGCCACGGCAATCAAAATTACTTCTACCAACTGGCTTATTTCTGGGAGTGGCTTAACATGAGTGGCGCACTACAAGCTGTTTTTCAAAACCATAGGAGTTTTATTCCTCCTTTGCCAGCAGACATTGGTGCGGCATATGGCGGTGGTTTTTTTGCGGGTCAAATTAACCAAAGTGGAACAGTTTATAACCTTGTTATTGGCCCTGTTTCTTCTGCTCAAAGTTCGCTTGCATGGAAAAATATAGGAACTGGAATTATTCCCGTTAGTCTTATAGATGGCCCACAAAATACTGCTGATTTGGTGGCTGATGGTAGTTCAACTGTTTATCCAGCGGTTCACTTTTGTAATGACCTTGTAATTGGTGGTTTTAGTGATTGGTATATGCCAGCTAAAAATGAATTAGAAGTGTGTTATTACTTTTTAAAGCCTACAACAACAGCTAACGACACAAGTTCTGGCGCAAACGCAAATGCAGTTTCACCAGAACCAATAAGCACTAATTACAGTTCTGGTTCACCAGCGCAAACTTCAGCAGCGGCTTTCCAATCAGGCGGTGCGCAAGCATTTACGGCTAACAATTACTGGTCTAGTACGGCAAATACGGGTAATGAAGCTACGGCATGGCGACAGCATTTTAGTTATGGCCTTTTATATCGTGAATCTAAAACTGGCGTAAAAAATGTACGTGCAGTTAGAAGGGTGTCCGCATGAAATATATTTGCCTAACTGAAGTTGATGCAGTAACTAAAATACCTTGCACATCCGAGCCACAACGCACAGGCCCATCTATGCCTGATGTCAAAGGATGGATTTATTTATGGAGTGACAATTCATCATGGCCTATAACGACAGCCTCTGATGGTACATATTTGCGTGCGCCAAGATACTATGGCACTTGTGATGACGATGCCGACACTACCATTGCGGGTGTGTTGCAAGTCTTGACCGAAGAAGAATACAACGCTGCTAGAGCTGCTGAACATGAAGCCCGTAAACCTTACCCCTCATGGATTGGTTACTCGGACACAATGACATGGGGTGCGCCAGTACCAAGACCCGCTAATGCCATTATGAATGGTGGCAACGTGCGCTATCAATGGGATGAAAGCACAGTCAACTGGATTCCAGCAGAATGAAAGAGTTTTTCTTCATCTCTGGTTTACCAAGGTCGGGGTCAACCCTGCTCTCAGCTATCTTGCGTCAGAACCCTGAGTTCTATGCAGATATTTCCTCGCCAGTACAGCACCTGGTGTCATCTACCATCAATGTCATTACTGGAAGTGAAAGCAATCACCTGATTGATGAAGAAAGACGCAAGCAAATACTCAAAGACTTGTTTAACTCTTACTACAAAGCAGTTAAGCCAAACACAGTATTTGACACTAGCAGGGGATGGACTGCCAAAACATCTTTGCTGAAAGACCTATACCCACAGACCAAGATTATTTGCTGTGTGCGTGATTTGCCTTGGATACTGGACAGCTTTGAACGCATTGCTGCCAAGAATTCTTTGTATGGTGCAAGCCTTACAGATAATGAGGCAAACCAAACAGTCACTACAAGATGTGATGCCTTAATGGATGTTCAGAAGGAAGGGCAAGTGGTCAAGCCTTATTACTTTCTAGAAGAAGGTTTACTTCTAAACCCCGACATGATTATGTTGGTGGAATATGAATCTTTATGCAAACAGCCTGAGAGCGTGATGCGTGAGATTTATGGGTTTATTGGCAAGCCTTACTTTGACCATGACTTCAAGAATGTAGAGTATGACAACGAGGTATACGACAAAGCCTTGAACATGAAAAGTCTACATACAGTCAGAAAAGAAGTGACATGGCAAGAACGCCCCTCAATCTTGCCAAAATCGGTTTGGGATAAATATGGCAATAAAGAGTTTTGGCGCACACCCGCACCAGAGTTTGCAATCAAACAACTTTACAAGGTCAAGGGATGAAAAGAATTCTAATCATGGGTTTGCCTGGTGCTGGTAAAACTTATCTAGCACAGCACATTCTTGACCACTTGCAAAGCAACCGCAAGACAGTCATGTGGCTGAATGCTGATGATGTGCGCAAGAAATACAACGATTGGGACTTCTCCCATGAAGGCCGTATTCGCCAGAGTTTGAGAATGCGTGATCTTGCTGACAGTTACGATGTGGATTATGTGATCTGCGACTTTGTTGCCCCTCTGGTTGAGATGCGTAACAACTTTAAAGCAGATTGGACTGTCTGGGTTGATACCATCAACCAAGGCCGCTTTGAAGACACCAACAAGGTGTTTGTAGCCCCAGAGCAGTATGACTTTAGGATTACTGAGCAGAAGGCTGAGAAGTGGGGTGAGTTTATTGCTGCTCACATCTTAGACAACCGCCAACGCCCTGTCTTTGATTGGCAGAAAGAGACTGTTCAGATGCTTGGAAGATGGCAACCTTGGCATGAAGGCCATCGAAAACTGTTTGAGAGAGCATTGGCAAAGACTGGTCAAGTTGTGATCCAGATTAGAGACTGCCAGGGCTGGAACGGCTCAAACCCGTTTGCGGCCAATCAGGTCAAAGACTTTATCAAGCGTGATTTAGACCCTTTGTACCAAGGTCAGTATGAAATTCAGCTTGTCCCAAATATTGTTAACATCACCTATGGGCGTGATGTTGGCTACAAAATCGAGCAAGAGTCTTTCGATGACGCAACACACGCTATCTCAGCAACCAAGATAAGAAAACAAATGGGTGTGTGATGAGCGATAAAATGATCAGTGAGACAGAGGCCAAACTGTCAGTGCATGAAGCCATTTGTGCTGAACGATACGAGGGCATTCAGCAAAGTTTTGCTGCTGGCTCAAAGCGCATGACAAAGATTGAATATCTGCTGTATATCGTGATTGCCGCGGTTTTGTTTGGACCAGGGGTGGCTGCCGAATTTGTGAAAAAAATGTTGGGGCTATGAAAGACTGGGCCGTGGCACTCATTGCCGCGGTCTGCATCACTGTCTTTGTCATTTGGGGTAGTTTTGTCATCATTTTGATGTGGCCATGATCTATGCTCTGGTCTTACTAGCAGCTGCTGCCGAATATCGATGCACCAAGTGGACATGGACTGGTGATGTCTACAATCGGAGGGTTGTTTGCCTTGAGTGGAAAAAGGTAGAAAAGAAATGATCGATCCGATTACAGCCCTGGCGGGAATACAAAGCGCCATCAGCATGGTCAAGAAGGCAGCAAAGGTTGCCAATGACTTAGGCTCACTTGCGCCAATGATTGGCAAGATGTTTGACGCAAGGAGTGTGGCCACCAAGGCCATGCTTCAAGCCAAACAGTCTGGCAAGGGGTCCAACATGGGGACAGCTTTGCAGATTGAGATGGCACTGGAGCAGGCCAGAGCCTTTGAGGAAGAGCTGAAAATGCTTTTCATGCAGACAGGCAAGATCGATGTCTGGAACAAGATTAAAGCCAGGCAGGCCGAGATGGACTTGGCCGATGCCAAAGAATTGAGCGCATTGAAAGCCGCAGATAAGAAAGCCAAAGAAAAAGAACAAGAGATGAATGAGCTGGCCATGATCATTGGCGGCTGTGCGTTTGTCTTGTTTCTGATATTTGTCGGTGTGAATGAGTTGATGACATTCTGTGAGACAACAAGAAGGTGCGGTCGGTGAATGAGTATCAGAAGACCTTTGATATGTGCCTCAAGATATTCGTTTATGGATGCGTGGCACTTTATTTCTTAGGTTTTCTGAAGTTCTTACCTGATGACTTATCTGACAAAATTGTCAATTTATTGCTTGGTAGGATAGGATTAGGCAAATGAGATATCTATTGCTTCTTTTACTGCTGACTGGCTGCGAAGAAAAATATCGCTATAAGTGCCAGAACCCTGACAATTTTCATGCGACGGAGTGTCAAAAGCCTCGGTGTCTGTTTACCCAGACTTGCCCAGAATATTTGGTAGCACCAATCTTGGAGAAAAAAGTTGACGAAGTTAAGCCTAACAACTGAAGAGATCGAGGTCAGAGTCTGGAGCATTGTGGTGCTTGCTGTCACTCTGATTCTTTTCTTTATCGTGATTGCTCTTTTGTACTCTGTGACTTTTGTCACCCAGCCAATCAAGAGCATGGCCCCGATTGACCAGGCATATACCAAAATGCTGAACGATATCGTTTTATTGATTGTGGGCGGCATTGGCGGTGTTATTGGTAAACGGGCAATGACTTCTAGGCAGCAGCCACCACCCATGGGCCAGCCAATGTGCCAGCCCATGCAAGGCTATGGCCAATATGGTTACAGCAACAATCACGGGTTTAATGCGACCACCAATGGCATCCCAAACCAGCCATTTGGCGCTATGCCCAAGTGGACCAATCCAGAATTAGACGAGTCTTGGACACCTGGTCCACCACCCACAACGCCACCGGACCATCTTGAAGATGACCATGAGCGCGAACAACTGGCGCAGGCCAGACAGGAGTCAGAATAATGTTTGGCATCCCACTACCCTATATCGCCCTAGCAATCGGCATTGCCTTGTTTGGTTCTTACCGAGGTGGCTATCACTTTGGCTGGGAAGACAGGGACAATGACATGAAACTGGCCATTGCCCAAAAGAATGATGAAGCCAGAGCCAAAGAGAAAGAACTTGGCGAAAAACTGCAAGATCAGGAAACGAAACTCAGAAAGGCCCAAGATGATGTCAAGAAAAAACAGTCTGCTATGCATGAGCTTGCTCGCACTGGTCGGCTGCGCCTCCCAACCCCAAGTTGTCCACAAAACAGTGCAAGTGCCAGCGCTGCCACTGGAAATACACAACCCAGCCAGTCCGATGCAAGCGAATCTGAGCGACAGACTATTGCAGCTCTTATCGATATCGCAGCCGATGGAGACAAAGCCATCACCAAGCTCAACGCCTGCGCCAGCGCCTATGAAGAAGTAAGGAGACTTGTCAATGGTCAATAGTCAGCAGCTCCAGCAACTGCACATTGGCCCAGAGTGGGTCGATGCGCTTAATGAGACTTTTCAGCGCTTTGACATTTCAACGCCCCTGCGCCAGGCTGCTTTTATTGGCCAGTGTGGCCATGAGTGTGGCAATTTTAGGGTGCTTGAGGAAAACCTCAATTACAAAGCTGAAGCACTGCAAAAGCTCTGGCCCAGAAGGTTTGACGCTGCCAAGGCCCAAATGTGTGCCAGAAATCCCAAGCTCATTGCAAACACTGTCTACAGCAGCCGCATGGGCAACAGGGATGAGGCAAGTGGCGATGGCTATCGTTTCCGAGGCCGAGGCTGCATCCAATTGACAGGGTCTGCGAACTACCACCATGCTGGCCAAGCGCTTGGCGTGGACTTGATCATGCAGCCAGAGCTGGTGGCCACGCCCCAGTATGCAGCCCTGACTGCTGGGTGGTTTTGGGACACCCACAAGCTCAACCAGTATGCGGACTCCCAAGACTATAAAACCTTGACCAAAAAGATCAATGGCGGCTTTATTGGCTTAGATGACCGGATCAAGCACATCAACCATGCACTGTCTGTCCTGACATAATTAGCCTATGGCCAGCCAAACACAACAACTTGAGAATCCAGCTCCACCAGGACTCGGTTATCCGACCGAGACCTATGAGCGCAGGCATTTCAATGAAAACAATGGCGCATTGACTGTTTACTTTAAGAAACTGTCATTTGTGCTGGGTTCTTTGTTTGGACCAAGAGGTGGCCGGTTTATGAATGCGCCTTATGGGGCTTTTCAAAGCACTGTGGACCAAACGGCAGCAGCGGCCAACACGGCCTATGCCATGACACTGAATACTGTCGATTACGCCAATGGCGTGAGTGTCGCAAGCAATTCACGGATCACAGTGGCTGACGCTGGAATTTGGAATCTGCAATGGTCTGGCCAGTTTGAAAACCCTGACTCTCAGGACCATGATGTCAGGGTCTGGCTCAAGATCAATGGCACTGTGGTCACTGGCTCAACTGGATTCTTTGCAGTGCCAAGCAAGCATGGCTCTGTCAATGGCCATGCTCTGGTCGGCTGGAATTACTTTTTGAGCTTAAATGCAACAAATTATGTGGAGCTTTGGTGGGAGACTGACAGCACTCAGGTGAGTATTCAATCCTATGCTGCATCAGGAAATTACCCCTCAACGGCATCACTTATTGCGACAATGACATTTGTCTCAAACATTACCTAAATACTGCCATGTACATACCTTTAAAGCTACCCCCAGGTGTTTTCCGAAATGGTACTGAATACCAGGCAGCAGGCCGCTGGTATGACGCAAACCTAGTTCGCTGGTATGAGGGGACACTGCGCCCCATCAATGGATGGCGTACTAGGTCAAGCTCACAGATGACAGGCTCATGCCGAGGCATCATTACTTGGCGCGATAACAGTGGCAACCGATACATTGGCGCTGGTACGCATTCCAAACTCTATGCCATGAATGAGGCTGGCACACTCAAAGACATTACGCCCACAGGCTTCACAAGCGGCTATGCCAGCTCCACAGTGCTGACAGGCTATGGTTACAGCACTTATGGCACATTGGCCTATGGCGTGGCACGGCCAGACACTGGAACACCCATTGCAGCCACCACCTGGTCACTTGATACATGGGGTGAGTATTTGATTGCTTGCTCTTCATGGGATGGCAAGATTTATGAGTGGCAATTGGGCTTTTCAACGCCTACCAAGGCAGCGGCAATCACCAATGCACCAGTCAACAACAAGGCGGTTTTAGTCACCCAAGAGCGCATTATCTTTGCCCTTGGCGCTGGTGGAAACCCACGCAAAGTGCAGTGGTGCGACCAAGAGAACAATACCCAGTGGACACCAGCAGGCGACAACCTTGCAGGCGACTATGACTTGGCCAGCCCTGGCACATTGATCGCTGGCAAAAGGGTCAAGGGTGTCAATCTACTGTTTACAGATGTGGATGTCCACACGGCCCAGTATGTTGGCGCTCCATTTGTTTATGGCTTTGAGAAGGCTGCAAGCGGCTGCGGCCTCATTTCGGCCCAGGCTGTGGCGGCCATTGACACGGCAGCCATTTGGATGAGCAATTCTGGCTTTTGGATTTATGACGGCTATGTCAAACCACTGCCAAGTGATGTGTCAGATTACATTTTTACCAATATCAACTTTGCCCAGGCATCTAAGATTTATTCGGTCCATGTCAGTAAATTTGGTGAAATCTGGTGGTTTTACCCAAGTGCATCGAGCAATGAGAATGACTCTTATGTCACTTTCAACTACCGCGAAAACCACTGGAACATTGGCACATTGGCCCGAACTGCTGGGGTTGATGCTGGTGTTTACACATACCCTTTAATGGTCTCAAGCACTGGCTACATCTACGAGCATGAGGTCGGGTTTAACTATGACAGCGCCAGTCTTTATGCCGAGTCTGGGCCAGTCCAATTGGGCAATGGCGACAACATTATGTCTGTGCGCCAAGTTGTCCCAGATGAGCAGACTCTAGGTGAGGCGGTGGTTTCATTCAAAACCCGAAATTACCCGACAGGCACACAATCGTCATTTGGACCATATACGGCAGCCAACCCGACTTCTGTCCGGTTTTCTGGCCGTCAAGTCAATATGAAGGTGACTGGCAACACTTTGGCCGACTGGCGCATTGGCGTAATGAGGCTTGACGCTGTGGCCAGCGGGAAGCGATGAGCGACCAAGAGCATTTGAAAAGACTGCGCCATCATGTGGAGGCGGCATTAGAATACTCTGGAGGCACACACAATTTTGACGATGTCGCTGAGATGGTCGAGGATCACAGATTACAGCTGTGGCCAGCCAAAGACTCGGTGGTATTGACAGAGATCATTGTCTATCCCAGGCTAAAGAATTTGCATTATTTTCTGGCTGGTGGCGACCTAGATGAACTCTCAAGGATG